TTTTGCTTCACTTTCATGTAGACCTTCGCACATTTGAATAAACATTTTTTCTTTCTGTGCTTGTGGTGTATCATTGTCACCACCTTTAATGAAGTGCCAAAGTTTTTTTGATTCCATTTGTAGAACTGTATGTTCAGTTCCCATAGGAGCATCATTTTTTTTATATGGTACTTCGCCCTCTGGTATTACCCATTCTTTTGTAGGGTCAAAAGATGCCTTCAACAACATTCTTAATGCTGGTGTGTCATTTGTTATTAGTGTTGCTACTTTTTCTACTTTTGTTTTCGCCTTGTGTACTTTATCAAGTATTTCTGAAAACAGTAGTGTGTGTGTCTGATATGCCATTTTAAAATTCTCCAATTTGTTCAGTTAGACTTTTTAGTCGTTTATCTATAAAATAATTTAACAACTTACTTCTGTCACCACTAGTGGCAACATTGAAATCATCTAGAATCTTTTCTTCTAATTCTTCTGGGATATTATCCAGATTAATCAGTCTATTGTTTCTTTGATAATTTCGTTTTACTTCATTATCTAGTTCGTCAATTTCTTGAGCTAATATACTTTCAATTCTTTTAGATGTTAAAGGTCTTTGCCTTAGTGCATCTGTAAATGTATGGTCTGGTGATAATACATTAGGTATTCCATCTGACCTATCGCCTTTAAGTATATGTTCTTTTATATATACAACAGGGTCAACCCCATTTATATGTTTCTTTGTAATAGGACTATACTGTCGTACATTATTATATTTATGCAACTGAATAAAGTCCTTATCACCAGATACAATCATAATTTTTTCGTCTTGATACTTCTTACATAGTACAGCAATGATATCATCTGCTTCAGCACTATAGGTTTCTACAACTTTGTATGGTAGAAACTCATTGACTTCTGATTTGATGTCATTGAGTAATCCAAAAATCTTATCCCAATCTTTGTTATCTGATTCTCTACCTTTCCTACGACCTGCTTTATATTGTGGGAATACATCTCTACGCCAACAATTTTTAGAATCGTATGTTATGACTACTTCACCATACTTTTCATTAAACATATTACGATATAGCCGTACTGAATTTAATATCATATGTCTGACCATTTCTTCATCTAACTGATTGTCATTCATATTCAGATGCATCATTACAGATGCAATTGTAATTTGATTCATGTCAATTAATATCATATTAAATCCCTATAATAATTTAGAAAGGGTGGCACTTATTTTTTCGGAGGCCACCCCACTAAAATTCTTAATAAATTAAGAAGCGTAACCTACGCCATTTCCATAAAGTGCTTTGATTCCAGCGGCAACGATTGCTTTATCTGCACCACCATTCATCAATACTTCACCGACACCAGCAGCAATAATTGCTTTTGAAGGTGTACCCATTCTATACGAAGTACCTTTAGAATCTTTGTTTATGTAAATCATAAAACCTTGACTTCTTAGTTTGTCCACCATTGCTTGTGGCGAAGTTAGGTCAAATGTGTTTCTTAATGTTTTCCAAGTAATTATATCACCTCTTGTAAATGCATTAATTACTCTTTGTGTTTTTGATAGTTTCTTTCTACCCATGTTATAATCTCCTATGATTATTAAATTTTAAGTTGACTAATTTTATGCCTCGAATAGTCATATCGGCAATTACTTTGTGTAATTCTTTATTCATCTTTTTCATCTTCTTCTTCTTTAAGAAGTCTTAATTCTTCTTTTTCTTCATCAGAAAGTTTATCCAATTCTGTATCTGGGTAAAACTCTACCTCAACTTCATCTTCTTCACTTTCTATTATTTCACTAACCATCTCTATAACATCTGCCAAGAGTGGTGAATCAAATCTAGAATAATGTAAGTCTATACCATCTTCTGTTTCTTTTCTTTCTGGCGACATTATCTGTTCAATAAATCCTTGTATGATATGTGGTAGACCTTCTTGTCTTGATAAAGCACCTTTAATTACTTCTGACAAAAAACCTACATCTAATATAAACTGTTCGTCTGCAATGTCATAACCATTTTCACTAAAAGTGTGTATCATCTGAACCATAACATTTTCAGTCATTGCATCAATCTTAGCAAGTTTTTCTTTCATCTGTAACTGAGAATTATTCTTGTCTAATTCTCTATCATACTTCTGTTTAATCCAATTTGAAGTACTCTTATCGTACTTGTTAGATACAGGTTCAGAGCCCCATGGGCCATAGATAACATTTTTCACATCATTGTCCTTTTTATCTGTCATGTTATAATTTTATTCTCAACTGGCACAACTGCACCAATGTAATTTAAATAGTTTTCTTTTATTTCTGGTTTGGGTTCATTAACAATAATAATATTATTTTCTTTAATACTCATTTCTTCATTTTCTGCAAATGGAATAAATGGTGAAAAGTATAATTTGGTTTCTGCACCTTCGCCTGGATTTTGTGCCATTGGTATTAGTACAAAAGGTTTTGATATTGTAGTTATACTTTCATCTGAGTATGTAACTTCTGCAACTATATCTTCACCTGTTGTCAATCTTAATAATTTTACATTCATTATGATATCCTTTTTCTGTTAATTCTTTTTCTCGGTTGATGTGGGCCTGGTGTTTCAGCAAACTTTCTCAACCACCTTTGTTTACCAGCAGCTTTTGCCAGTCTTTTCTTTTCACTTCTTTTAGTGTGAAATTGTCTTTCGTGAAAATCATTTAATCTACCATCATTTAAAACTTTCTTTTTAAAGATTCGTAATGCTTTATTAAAATCATCACCAACAGATACACTTAATCCTTTGGATTCTTCTTTCTTAATCTGTTTCTTATTAAACTTTTTTTTCTGTTCATTACGAACTTGAAAGTTTGGTCTAGGTTTGTTTGAATTAGTTTTCAATCTACATATTCCTCAAAATAAATACTGTTTGTCATTTTATAAACTACTGTTAATGCATCATACTTGTCTTTTATATTTACATCAGCTAATTCAGTTAACAGTCTTAGATTATTTTCTAGTATTTCTAAAGCGTCATCTTCTGTAATGTCGCCACCTAATATTTTAGTAGCGACAGTTGATAAAATTGTATCTGCATCATTCATTAAGCCGCCTCCAACATTGACATTGGAACTCTGTATGTTGTACCATTATCCATATCAACTAAAACTTTTTTTAGTAAAACTTTCCTAACCACGCCTGGCGTTTTCTTAGTTTTTTGTACCATGAAAACCTTCATGCCTGGTTTAAATGTCATCTTACCATTTATAACCATTAACTCACGAGCTAAATCTATAACATCATTTAGTCCAGAATTGTCTAGTTTCTTCATTTCATTCATTAGTGTTTTATTCATATCTCATACCTCATTTATTCATCATTTAGTTATTATAACAGCGTCAAACATATATTGTCAACCCCTAATTTAAATATAGTGGACCTGTCCATTGCATTGGGTATAAACCCTCAAATACATTTCCTCTGGCTCTGTTTAGTGCTGGAGCATTCCAACTAGCAGCTTTCAATACATCACCTTTTTTGAAATGTTTATAATCTTCTTTAAGTACAAAAGCAGTAACAGAATTTTCCCTTACAACTTTCAAATACTTTCTACCCTCTGTAACTTTGTAATTATCTGGGGTATCTGTACCATAACCTGTTTCGTTATAGTCCTCTATCATTGCTTCAACCATATTTTTAGCACCTTCCTCTAGGGTAGTTGCCGGTTTTACTGATTTCATATTTACCTCTCTTTTCTCAATTTATGTACCTATTATAACAGGCCCAAACATTCTTTGTCAAGGGTATAAGTCATTGATTTTATTAAGAAAAGTAAATTAATTTAGAGCGGTTTGTAGATTGTAACCAATTCTTCCTTACCTTTTACCTTGATTTTGTCTATTTCTACTGATTTTATGGTTTTCAACTGTTTCATAGTATGTGATGAATATAGTGTAGATACTATATTTCCATTTTTTTCCTTATAATTTCTGGTAGCTGCCTCTAATCTAGCAGCAAGATTTACAGCATCTCCTATGACTGAGTAGTCAAATCTGGTATCACTACCCATATTACCCACGATACAAGTTCCTGTATTGACACCAGAACCTATGTTGATGTCTGGTAGTCCTCTTTCTTTGAAGTCTTTCTTTAATCTGTCTGTTTCTACTGCACATTCAATAGCAGTTTTGACTGCCATCTCTGCATGGTCTTCACAATCTAGTGGTGCGTTCCAAAATGCCATGATACAATCACCCATGTACTTATCAACTGTTCCACCATTCTCCAGAACAATCTTAGTCATACGATTTAGATAGTCGTTGATAACTT